AATTTGCTTCATCTTGCGCCGAAACATTAGGCTTGATATCAGCATACGAATATCCGGTGGCACCCGCAGTGCCACCCGGAAAACCAAGACCCGAAGATATCGGACTGGTGTATACACCCGGTCGGGTTGTGGTCGGGATTCGTTGCCGATACATCTTAGCAATATCGGATGCGCTGGTGCCTCCGGTGGTTTCGTCAAGTGCCATAATATTCTCCTATGCGAACAAACCGGTGAACGGGGCGAATCCTGCCAACTTGGAAGCATCCGCAATAATTTGCGCAGTTTTCTGCGCACGAATGTTATCCAACGCATTAGCCAACTCTAGTTCTGCTTGGACATTCTCCAAATCTGCCCGTGCCTGAGCCTGCTGGGTTCCAGCCATAACATCCCCTAGTGCCCTTTGCTGGGCCGATGCGTATTCACGCATCGCCCGCTGGAACAATCCGCTAGAACCAAGGCCACGCTGAGCAAACCCAGAGGCTCTAGGTTCCAAACCCTGAGCATACTGGCGGTTAATTTCCCGCAAAGCACGACTGGATTCCAAACCTGCCTGAGACAACCCATAGGCAGCACCTAGCCCACGGCTCGCACGGGTACGGCGGGCCGCCTGCTCCATTAGGTCATATTCGGGATTATAAAAATCAGTCATCACTAATAGCCTTATCGTTCAGTTGTATATGGCATAATCAGGTAAAACCCAGAATGTAACTGGTTGCTGGAATCGTTACCAGATTTTTTTAGGAAATGGATATCTATAGTTTCCTCGTTGTAATCATGTAAATGGTGAGGACCGAGGTCATGGGGTGTGACACCGGTCACAAATCGTTGCGTAATGAAAACAGCCTCAGGCGTAAACCCACAATTATGAGTTACCGTCAAAAACCCGTTAGCATCCGTAGTCCCCTGAAAAGTACCCCAAAACCCGACATGACCCCTAAGGTATTCCGTCAACGACTGAAACGACCGGCCAACCGGAACGGAATCCTCCGACCTGAGCAAACCCAACAAAGGCGTAGTCCACAATCTCCTAGGCATAACTAAACCTTAATCTTCCTAGGATTAAACTTGTAACCAATACTATTCAGATACCACGGATTAGAACCATCCCCAGAAATACGCATCTGGACAGCCCGGGCCAACCCCAACGAATCAGCCCGCTGAAGATTCGCACCCCAATCCGGGTCATTCCAACTTTCCCACTCCGAACCACCAGAATCAAAACCAGACTGAGAAATAGTAAAAGACTTGGCTTCATTCCACTGGTCCCAATTATGGAAAACATCCACCGTCACACTAGTGCCACTGGATTCCTGACGCAAAACAACATCCGGCCTACGCCAAAACTTGTAAGCCGAAACATTCCCCGCATCCTCCCACGGAGTAACATAATACGAAGAATACGCCGTGTACACGCCATTCAGCAAATCTTTATACTGACCATACACATCCAACCGCATAACCTTCGGCTGGTACGGGTGAGCAAACACATGATTGCGAACACCATTATCATCCGTAAAATCAGTAGCCCCAACCAAACCATAACCATCAGCCGTAGCCCAAACAGTCCAAGCACCATCCTTGCCGACAGCACCATCCCACACAAACGCCTTAGTTACCTTAGTTGTTCTAGTCCCACCCAAATAACTATAGTCCACATCATCATAATCAATAGTGGACTCATCATACAAACTAGTGCCGACAGCGCCCTCAACACCAATCGGCAAAGACAAAATAACCTTACGGTTAGAATAACCCAAACTAACCTTATTCAGAACTTCCTCGTTAACCTCAGCATCCAAAATAAGCCGACGCAACTTGCCGAAAATATTGCGGAAACCACGCCCATCATACTCAATCACACCATCATTACCAGAAAAGAAATAGACAGCAGAATCCGAAAACGCAATAGCATTAGCATTAACAGCACCAACCGCCCTAGTGAGTTCCACCACCTGAAAAGTATCCTCACTGTAACCATAAATAGCAAACACGGCCCGCTGCTTAAACACCAACAAATGACCAGCAAACGGGACAATACCCACAATTTCCGGGCCGCCGCCCGGAATATCAATATAATCATCCTCACGCCACGACTCAGGAAACAAAGGATGACTGAAACGAATACGATTCGGATAAGTCGCATCAGCCGGAACAGTACTCTGTTCCGTCACATTAGCAACCCACAACCGCTCAGCATGAGTAGCAACATACTGTCCCTTCGGAGCATGAGTACCACTCGGACTAGTCAAATCATTCTGCCACTTACCCGGCCCACTAGTGGTCAAAGCAGTAGCAACCGTGCCCGTCCACTTCGTAGTCGCATAACCCGGCCCACGAGAAACATACAACACCGGGTCAGAACTTCTAGTCCAACTAGAAAACCATGCCCCATAAGTGTTATCCGTAGCGATGTCCACGCCACCAATCTGGATAGGACTAAAGTTGCCGGTCGTAGCATAAAATACTTTGTTGTTCGCCGCCAACAATAGTTGGCGTGAACTACCCTGCCAACCAAACAATCGTTGCGGGTCAAAAGTACCAGCAGCCAAACCGCCAACAGCCGACGAATGAAACTGAACAAAAGCATTACGCATGGACACACCACCCTTGGGGTTAATGTCCACATTCAGCAGGTCGCCCGACTCATTCTTAGCCAACTGAAAAATGTTGGCCTCCAAATTCAGACCACCCGTAAAATCATCAACACGGATAGCACGAATCATAGCGGTGACCAGTCACTACCCTTCCACAGTCGCTTGCTTCCACCACCAGCAAACACGACCGGAGCCGCACTAGGGGGCCTAGTGAGGTCACGCCTAGCCAAAACAATAGCGTCATTAAACGACCGCTCATACGCACCCGCAGTCGTCAACTCCTCCTGTGACTGATAAACCCTAGAAACAACATAATATACCAACGGAATATCAAACGCATCCGGACCATCAACGGTCGTATTGTCCGTCACCCAATCGGTCGGTGTGCGATATCCTCGCACACTAAGAGAAATTACCGCATTAGGTTTGCGGAACAAATGAATCTGGTCGGCCCACAAACTATAGAACATGGGACGACCAGTTCCGGTGGAATCATTTTCCATAAACATTATTTCGGCTTCATCATACGAAATGAACTCCAGCCGAGAATAATTATCGTCCACAATAGAAACAACCTCACGGATATCGTGAGCCGTAAAATCATTAATAGTATAAGCAGTCTGGTTGACCACCGTCGTCATCGTAAACGACACTTCCAAAAAGTTCCAGCGTCGTTCCAAATCAATAATACGATTATAGCCATCCCGAAGATACAAACTTAGGGTAGCGTCAGACACATCGTTCGTGTCCATTTCCGTGATATTCCGAACAGAAGTCAGAATGTCAGAACGGTTCATCCTTGTCTGCGGCATCCGTACTCTCCTCGGTTTCCAACTTGCTAGACTTCAGGGACCGAAGATGGCCAGCACAATACGGGGTACCTTTGGCACGATTCGCCAAACAAGTATTGTCATTACCGACACACTTGCTGTCACGCTCATACTCTGCCGTAGAAAACGCCAAACGGCTAGAAGCGGTTTGGCCGCTGGGCCTAATGGCGTTGACGGGCTGGCCGTATAGTGCGTGTGCTGGTATCTTAGAGTCCATACCTTAGGCGTATCGTTCGCCAACTACTTCTTTTTGCCAGCCTTCATAGCCTTTGCCATCGGCTTGCTACCAACCACGGAATATCCCGCCTTGCTAATAGCCTTCTTGCCAGCCGGAATAATTGACTTTTTCTTGACACTTGCCATATTAAATCCTTAAATTAAATGTACAATTAAAAGGGTCGGGGGTCGCCCGCACTCAGCGGACGACCCCCACACCAACCCCAATTATCAGGCAGTCTTGGCCGTCAACTTGCCCTGCTTCTTGGCGTTACGGCAAGTCAGGTTGCCGTAGCACATGATGAGAGCGTAGCGGGCATCCATGTTCTCGGGACGGGTGAACTCGGTCTGGGCGAACCACTTACCCGAGTGACCAACAAGGGTCAGATACTTGCTGTTCAGGAAGTACACCACACCAGCAGTACAGTGGGTGTCGTAAGCCACCGGAGCGGCCTTAAACAGAAGGTTCTGGAAACCGGCATCGGCGGTCTTGGTGTCCGAGTAACGCAACTGCGGCTGGAGAAGCGACTCGTACTTCTCAAACAGGGTCTGGGTCGTCAGCACCATGTCGGGATGGTCGTTGCCAACCGACACCGAGTTGTAGGCCGTATTCATCTGAGCGAGGGTAAGCGCACCAGCGGTGTTCTCCTCGTAGGAACGCCAGAACTCGTTACCGGCGGTCGCACGGTTAATTCCACCAACCGTACCCGAAGCCTCAACGATGTTACCAAGACCGTTCCAGTTCTTGCCCGAGTTGCCGGTACCGTCACCGTAGAACATCTGGTTAAAGCCCTCACGGAGCGACTCCTCGGCCTGAAGAACCTTGGCCTCAAGAAGATTCAGGATGGCGGCTTCGCCGTTGTTCTTCGCTTCCTCAATACCCGAGATAGCGATGCTAGCGGCATACTGCTTCCACTCGTACTCGGCGGCAGAAATGCCTTCCTGAGCAGTGAGCGAAATCGTGTCGTAACCCGAGTACGAAGAAACCGTGCTGTTGGTGCCGTAAATCAGCGGCTCAACAATCTTGGTTCCGCCGTCAATCATGCGGATACGACCCTTGTCCATGAGGAAGTAGGTCA